CCTAAAAATAGCCCCGGAGGGATTTTTGGCACAATGTTTTCGGTTCCGGGGGCCTCGGAAGGAGTGTGAAAGGGGGTCTAAAGTATGGCCAGCCGCAGAACAACTAACCCTGTGCAGAACGAAACTAGTCGTCCTCCGGCAACATCTCCTGAGGAAAGAGAGAATCAGTTAATCGTAGCAGCTGTAGACCTCGCCGAACAACAACTCAAGTCAGGCGAAGCATCAGCTCAAGTGATTACGCACTATCTGAAGCTCGGATCATCTCGGGAAAAGCTGGAACAACAACGTTTGACGAATGAAGTTGCTCTGCTTGACACAAAGCGTGAAATGTTGGAGTCGGAAAAGAGAACTGAAGCACTTATCGCCGATGCTTTGCATGCAATGAGATCGTACAGTGGTCATGCTCCGGCCGAAGAGGAAAATGATTACGATGAGTACGATTAGATCTTACACAGAGTTGATGGAGCTCGATACGTTCCTTGAAAGATACGAATATCTCTCTTTACGAGCCACAGTCGGTTGCGAGACCTTTGGATTCAACCGATGGATCAACCAACAGTTCTATACCTCTCGCGAATGGCGTTCTCTTCGCCAGAAAATAATAGTAAGAGACAACGGGTGTGACTTAGGCGTTGAAGGTTACGAGATCCACACTCGTTTGATCATTCATCACGTTAACCCGTTGAATGAAGAAGACATTGTTCACGGAACTCGATGGGCTCTCGATCCAGAGTTTCTGATCAGCACAACGCACGACACTCACAATGCAATTCACTTCGGAGATGCGAACCTTCTCGCGAAACCGCATGTTCCTCGAAGTCCAGGCGACACGAAACTTTGGTAAGGGGAAGTTAGACATGGCCGACGACAGACAGACCACCGAAGACGACGGTAAGGGGGACCTCGAGCCTTTCGATCCGGCGAAGAAGTACCTGACCGCCGAGGCTCACGACGAGGAAGACGTTCCGAACGCCATCGGCTCGGAAACGCAAGATGGCAAGGGCGGCGCTGTCGTGCCCAAGGCCAACTTCGTGAGCTACGCTGCAGCCGAGGATGACGCCTGATGCCTGCCTACGATCTTCCGGTCAAGATGCTCATTGATGGGCTCAACAAGACCGGTCACATCACGCACACGCAGCATCGCAAGACGATGGTCACGCTCCATCACAACGCGGGTCGACTGAGCCATGAAGGTGTGCTCGAGGTCTGGAAGACTCGACCGGCTTCGGCTCATCTGGATGTCGACGGAGCCGGCGCTGTTGCGCAGTACGCATGGCTCAACGAGTATGCCTGGGCTTGCGGCAATACCAAGGGCAATCAGGATTCGATTTCGATCGAGATGGCCAACTCAGGTGTTGGCGGCAACTGGCCTGTCGCTGAAGTCACCTGGAAATCTGCCGCGCGGCTCGCCGGCTGGATCTTCGCCAAGATCGTTGGGGTTCGACCGACCCCCGCCAATCTGGTCATGCACAAGCACTGGAAAGCTACCGAGTGCGCGGGTCCTTACATCACCAACGTGATGCCGCAGATCCTCATCTTGGCGAACCAGAGCTACGACTATTTCGTCGGTGGCGGCTCTGCGGCGCCTCCTCCGGCCACGGCTCCGCAGAACTCGGGCGGGAAAACCAATGTCCAACTGGCGCAGGAAGTGCTCGACGGAAAGTGGGGTAACGGCGACGAACGCAAGAAGCGACTGACCGATGCGGGGTACAACTTCGCTGCGATTCAGGCTGAGGTCAATCGTCGACTTGGCGGTGGTGCTCCATCATCAGGTAAGCTTTCGCTTCACGATGTCGCCAAGCAGGTCATCGCTGGGCTATGGGGTAACGGTGCACTTCGTCGTGACCGACTCCAAGGCGCCGGTTACAACTACGCGCAAGTCCAGGCCGAGGTCAACCGACAGCTACGGTGATCCGTTCTTGTCAAAATGGTAGCTCTCAGGGAGGTGACCAGTGAGCGACAGCATTCTCGATAGTGTCAAACATGTGTTGAACCTCGCGTCTGATTACACGCCTTTCGATCAGGGCGTAATCATGCACATCAACTCGGTCTTCAGTACGTTGAATCAGTTGGGCATCGGACCCGACGAAGGGTTCATGATCGAGGACAAAGATTCGACCTGGGACACCTTCCTCGAGGGCGACCCACGACTGAACAACGTCAAGACTTATGTCTACCTTCGTGTTCGTCTGCTGTTTGATCCTCCGACAACCGGGTATCTGGTCGAGGCGCTACAGAAGCAGATCCAGGAACACGAATGGAGATTGAACGCGCAGAGAGAGGACACCAAATGGACCGAACCGGTGACTCCGATGGCGCTGGACGAGTGACTTCGGTCGGCAGTTTCCTCGAACACTTCGGAGTCAAGGGAATGAAGTGGGGGAAACGCGGTGGCGGATCTTCTCCCAAGGAACCCCCTTCGAAAGACGCGAGTGCTGCTCTAGCTCTTCGCGGCCGCGCCAAGAAAAGCAAGCCCAAAGCTCTGACGAACGCAGAACTTCAGCAAGCGATCAACCGAATGAATCTCGAACAGCAATTCAAGCGGCTCGCAACGAACGAAAAACCCGCCGTTACTCGTTTCATCGCATCCACTATGCTGGAGATCGGGAAACGAGAAGTGCAACAAACGATAGCCAAGAAGGCCGTCAAGTTGGCCACGAAGGTGGCGGCATGAGCGACGACGCAATGATTGCTTTCCTCCCAGTGGACGGGTCGTGGTGCAAGCAAGACTTCCCGCACATGACTCTCGTCTGGGGGGACAGCATTGACAATCTTCAGCCGAGTGATTTCAATGCGTTGGCCAAGGATGCGATCTCAATCACGCGAATGACGGGTTCGTTCAATTTGTCAGTAGTGGGAGTTGACGAATTGGGCGAGGGAATGGACAAGGTCGATGTTCTGACCTTGTATCCGACACCGCAACTTCTCTTGGCCAGAAATATTGTCGAGCACTGGGACAAAAGCGGGTTCGATTTCAATCCTCACGCGACGATCGGCCCGGCTGGATCGGCCGCCGCTATTGTCGAAGCAACCCCAGTGTATTCAGAAGGATACAGGCGACAAGCCCTTCCCACAAAGCTGTATTTCAATCGAGTTGCGGCTTGTTGGGGAGACAAGAGAATGATTTTCAACATCGACGAGATGTACTAGAAAGGAGGGTAGACGATGACACTGTCGAATACGGCGACTCCATATTATTATGGTCAGTTCCGAGATGCGGTTCTCAAGGGAGAGATCCCAGTAAACCGCGAAGTCTCGGCGGAGATGAACCGGATCGACGCACTCATCGTCAACCCGAATATCTGGTATGATTCAAAAGCCGTTGAAGGATTTGTTCTTTATTGTGAAGGTGAACTCACTTTAACTGATGGTACCGATCTGCATCTTCTTCCCACATTCAAGTTGTGGGCGGAGCAGATATTTGGTTGGTACTACTACGTCGATAGATCTGTTTGGGAACCGAATGAAGATGGCAAAGGCGGCCATTATGTAACGAAGACAATCAAGAAGCGATTGACGACCAAGCAATACCTGATCGTTGCTCGCGGCGCCGCCAAATCTATGTACGCCGAATGTATTCACGCGTATTTCTTGAATGTCGATACGTCGACGACGCACCAAATTACTACAGCTCCAACAATGAAGCAAGCCGAAGAAGTGATGGCTCCATTTCGGACCGCTATCACTAGATCTAAAGGACCCTTGTTCAAGTTCTTGACGCAAGGGTCAATGCAGAACACGACAGGCAATCGTTTTCTTCGTCAGAAGCTTGCGGCAACGAAGAAAGGCATTGAGAATTTCCTAACAGGCAGTTTGTTAGAAATTCGCCCGATGTCCATCGCAAAGCTTCAGGGTTTGCGACCGAAAATTTCCACCATCGACGAGTGGCTTTCGGGAGATCTGCGGGAAGATGTAGTTGGTGCGATTGAGCAGGGCGCGTCCAAGCTAGATGATTATCTGATCATTGCTATCAGCTCCGAAGGAACTGTTCGTAATGGTTCCGGCGATACTATCAAGATGGAGCTCGCCGATATTCTAAAAGGCGAGTTTTTGGCGCCTCATATTTCGATCTGGCATTATAAACTAGATGAGCTCGAAGAAGTTTCGGATCCAGAGACGTGGGTCAAAGCTAATCCGAATATCGGCAGGACAGTATCGTACGATACGTATCAACTCGATGTCGAGCGTGCAGAGAAAGCTCCTGCGGCCCGGAATGATATTTTGGCGAAGAGGTTTGGTATTCCTATGGAGGGATACACGTACTTCTTCACCTATGAAGAGACCGAAGTTCACCCGCGAGTTGATTTCTGGGAGATGCCTTGCGCGCTAGGCGCGGACCTTTCCCAAGGCGATGACTTCTGTGCTTTCACATTCTTGTTCCCGCTTTCTAACGGGAAATTCGGAATCAAAACACGTAGCTACATCACGTCCTTGACTTTGATGCGATTGCCAGGAGCTCTGCGACACAAATACGAAAACTTCGGACGTGAAGGCAGTCTTCATGTGCTTGAGGGAACCGTGCTTGATATGATGGAAGTATACGAAGATCTCGAACGTCACATTGAAGAGCTTCGTTATGATATTCGCAGCTTTGGTTTCGACCCGTACAACTCGAAAGAATTCGTAACGCGTTGGGAAGCAGAGAACGGTCCGTTTGCGATTGAGAAAGTCATTCAGGGAGCAAGAACCGAATCAGTTCCTCTCGGGGAGTTGAAGAAACTCAGTGAAGAACGTCTTCTCATTTTCGACGAGGAATTGATGTCCTTCACAATGGGTAATGCGATCACTCTAGAAGATACTAACGGAAACCGGAAGCTTCTCAAAAAGAGAACGGACCAAAAAGTCGATAATGTGGCGGCCCTGATGGACGCCTACGTATCCTACAAGTTAAACAAGGAGGCGTTCGAGTGACGAGAGGAGGTAAAGGATGGCTATCAAGTCCTGGCTGAAACATGCTTGGAATGCTTTTATCAATCTCGACAAGCAAGAGCCCTGGGAATCAGTAGCCTCGTACGGGACTCGGCCGGACAGAACTCGCCTCAGGTTCACGAACGAGAAAACGATCCTAGCTTCGATCCTCACTCGCATCGCGATTGACGTCGCAGATTTGTCGATCAAACACGTGCGCCTCGACGATCAAGGACGTTTTGACTCTGAAATTGTAAGTGGATTGAACAACTGTCTGACTCTCGAAGCGAATATCGATCAAGCAGCCAGAGAGTTTCGCCAAGATTTTGTTATGACGTTGTTCGACGAAGGCGTTTCGGTGCTTGTTCCGATCGATACAAGTATCAACCCAAATGTGTCGGGAGCTTTCGACATACAAACAATGCGGGTTGGGACAGTCGTTCGATGGTCACCAGATCGAGTCAGAGTTGCGGTTTATAACGAAAGAGTAGGCCGTCGCGAAGAGGTTACTCTCAGCAAACGTGTTGTTGGCATCGTTCAGAATCCGCTATATGCTGTAATGAACGAACCAAACTCTACACTGCAGCGTCTGGTGCGAAAGTTGAACATGCTCGATGCGGTCGACGAACAATCGAGTTCTGGCAAACTTGATATGATCATTCAATTGCCGTATGTGATCAAATCGCAGGCTAAGAGAGAACAAGCTGAGCAACGCCGGAAAGACATTGAGTTTCAACTCAAAGGTAGTCAGTACGGCATCGCCTACACAGACGGCACTGAGAAAATCATTCAGCTGAATCGTCCGTCGGAAAATAATCTTTTGAAGCAGGTCGAGTATCTGACCGAGCTTCTTTATAGTCAATTGGGTATCACCAAAGAAGTCATGGATGGCACAGCAACACAGCCGGTGATGCTCAATTACTACAATCGAACCATCAAACCAATTCTGACTTCGACTGTGGAAGCGATGCGCCGATCATTCTTGACGAAGACGGCTCGCAGTCAAGGACAGAGTATCATGTTCTTCCGCGACCCATTCGCGTTGATTCCTGTGAACGAGTTGGCGGAGATCGCTGATAAATTCACACGAAACGAAATTCTCAGCTCAAACGACATTCGTCAAGGCATTGGATTTGCCCCGGCGAAGGACGCGAAAGCGGACGAACTACGAAACAGCAATATGCCTCAATCTGAACTCGGGGTGAATCCTCCGTCGGCTCCTTCAAAATTACAACTAGTAGAGCCACCGTCCTGAGCGCCCACTCGCTCTGAAAACGATTATGGAAGGAGACAGCCGTGGACCACGATTTCGGTGGTTACGTTACCAAGGCGGGTCTCAAGTGCACGGACGGTCGGACGATCACGGCCGAAGCGTTCAAGCACATGGACAAAATGCAGGTGCCGCTTGTTTGGCAGCACATGCACGACACGCCCGACAATGTTCTCGGTCACGTCATGCTTGAATCTCGTCCCGACGGTGTTTACGGGTACGGGTTCTTCAACGACACCGAATCCGCCAAGTGCTCCAAAGCATTGGTGTTGCACAAGGACGTCAAGTCTCTGTCAATCTACGCCAATCAGCTTGTCGAGAAGAAGAAGCAGGTTCTTCACGGCGATATTTGCGAGACCAGTCTCGTCCTGAAGGGTGCCAACCCCGGAGCCCAGATCGATTACGTCCGCGTCGAGCACGGGGACGGCGCGGGATATTCTGAACTGGACGACGAGGCCATCATAACGATGGATCTGGGTCTGGAGCTCGAGCACGCGGCCACGGCCGAGACCTATCAGGACGTGTTCGATTCGCTCACTCCCAAACAGAAGTCTCTTGTCGAGTTCATGTTGGCCGAGGCTCTCGGATCGGCGAAACAGTCGGACGACGATGGCGAAGCAGTCGGCGCCAAGGACAAAGACGACCAGAGCGACGACAAGCCGACAGACAACAAAGACGATACCGGGTCCGAGGACACGGATCTCGAACACAATGACAAGGACGGTACGATGACGCGCAACGTCTTCGAGAAGGACAACGACACCGGTGGTTCTGGCGACGCTGCGCGCACGCTTGCCACCCTCACACATGCCCAGATGGGCACGATCCTCGAGGATGCGGCGAAGATGGGAACCCTCAAGGGTTCGTTCATCGCGCACGCGGAAGACTACGGCATCACCAACATCGAAGTCCTTTTTCCTGACGCGCAGGCGATCGACTCCAAGCCGGAGTGGATCACTCGCCGCATGGAGTGGGTGGAGGGCGTGCTCAATGGCACTCGCAAGCTCCCCTTCTCCAGGATCAAGTCTCTGTCGGCCGATCTCACGTACGAGACCGCGCGCGCGAAGGGTTACATCAAGGCCACGCTGAAGAAGGAACAGTTCTTCACGCTCGCCACGCGCGAGACCACGCCCAAGACGATCTACAAGAAGCAGAAGCTCGACCGCGACGACATCGTCGACATCACCGACTTCGACGTGGTCGCATGGATGTGGGTCGAGATGCGCTTCATGCTCCGCGAGGAGATCGCACGCGCAGTTCTGGTGAGCGATGGTCGCGAAGTGGATGACCCGGACAAGATCGATGAGTCACACATCCGACCAATCGCCTTCGATGATCCGTTCTACACCGACGTCGTGACGGTTGCGGCAAACGTCGGCGGAGAAGACATCGTCGAGGCCGTTCTGCGTGCCCGTTACAACTACAAGGGCACCGGTCCGACCGCCTACATGACGAACGCGGTCATGACGGACATGCTTCTCGCCAAGGATAACATCGGTCGACGTTTGTACCGCACCAAGGCGGATCTGGCTGCGGAGCTCCAGGTCGATACCATCGTCGAAGTTCCGGTGATGGAGGATGCCGAGCGTGACGGCGCCCAGATCCTCATGATCATCGTCAATCTGTCGGACTACGCGATCGGCTCGACTCGTGGTGGCGAGATCACCACGTTCGACGACTTCGACATCGACTACAACCAGTACAAGTACCTGATCGAGGGTCGGATGTCCGGCGCACTCACGAAACACAAGACCGCGCAGGTCATTCTTCGTGGTGCTGGCACTTTGGCGACTCCGACGGTGCCGACGTTCAACACCACCACGGGTGTGCTGACGATCCCAACCGTCACCGGCGTGACCTACAAGAACCAGCTGACCATGGCCACGCTGTCCGCGGGCGCGCAGACCGCAATCGCTGCGGGTGCTTCGATCTCGGTGGTGGCCACACCGAATACGGGCTACTACTTCCCGCACAACTTCGATGCCGACTGGACCTTCACTCGCGACGCGTAAGGAGTCCAGAATGGCAAGGTTTTATGGGAAGATCGGGTATGGCGAAGACGTCGATCAGGGAGTTGGAGTTCACGAACTCGTAATTACCGAGCGTACTTACGCCGGTGACGTCGTTCGAAACTCTCGAAGGTCGGAAATTGGTGAGAAAGTCAACGACGATCTCACTGTTTCGACTTCTGTCTCTATCGTGTCGGATACCTACGCGAACGAACATTTCTTTGCCATTCAGTATGTGGAATGGGCGGGGACTTTATGGAAAGTGATCGATGTTGAGGTCGTGAGTCCCCGTCTTATTCTTAGGTTGGGAGGTGTTTACAATGGGCCAACGGGCACTTCTTCAAGCGGTCCTTGAGTCGATCTGTGAGCACGTATATTTCCAACCGCCTTCGAATGTGCAAATGGAATACCCCGCAATTGTTTATCAAAGAGGCAGATCTGACTACGGATTTGCTGATAATGGACCGTACCGATTCACCGAACAATATGATCTAACGCTTATTAACAGGAACCCGGACGATATCAGCATCTATTTCGAATTAGTGAGCCTGTCACTCTGCAGACACGAACGGTTCTACGTCGTTGACAATTTGAACCACAACGTTTTCACAATCTACTTCTGAAAAGAGGAAGCGCATGGCCCAGCTCTTGTGGGATCAGACTGGCGAGCGGACGTACGAGACCGGTGTCGACCGTGGCGTCCTGTTCGAGATCGACGTCGCCGGCGAGTACGCCAATGGCGTGGCTTGGAACGGTTTGACCACCGTCACCGAATCACCTTCGGGCGCCGAGGCAAACCCCCAGTACGCGGACAACATCAAATACCTGAATCTCGTCTCGTACGAGCAGTTCGGTGCCACGATCGAGGCCTACACGTACCCGGTCGAGTTCGAGAAGTACGACGGCTCGGCAAGTCCGACTCCTGGTGTCAGCATCGGTCAGCAGGGTCGCAAGACCTTCGGTTTCTGCTACCGGACCCGGAAGGGCAACGATGTCGATGGCACCGACTTCGGCTACAAGCTGCACCTGATCTACGGAGCTTTGGCAGCGCCGTCCGAGAAGGCGCACGCGACGATCAACGATTCACCCGAGGCCATCACGTTCTCGTGGGAGATCACGACGACCCCGGTCGAGGTCGGCACCGTCGATAGCGTCACCTACAAGCCGACCGCCAGCATCTCGATCGACAGTACGAAGGTCGATCCCGACTTCCTCATTACGCTCGAGGAGTACCTCTATGGGACGGTGTCTGACGATCCGGCAATGCCGATGCCGGCGGACGTCATCACGATGATGTTGCTGCCACTGACGCTGGCGACCCCGACCATGCCGGCGTTCAACTCGGGTACGCACACGATCACGATCCCGACCGTCACCGGTGTGAAGTACACCATCAACGGCGACATTGTCGCCGCCGGCGCTGTCGTGATCACGGAGGACACCATCGTCAAGGCCTACCCATTGACCAGCTACAAGTTCCCGCCGGTCGTGGACGACGACTGGTTCTACGACTTCGTGTAATCTCGAATGGAGATCAAAGAATGCTCGAGATTGATGTTACATTAGAAGAGTCATACGACGAAAAAGTATCAAAGTTCGTCGCGTCGAACTCGTTCAAAGTGCAGCTCGAGCATTCTTTGGTTTCTGTGTCAAAATGGGAGTCTTTCTGGGAAGAACCATTCCTCGGCAAGAAAGAGAAAACCGATAATCAGTCAATTTCTTACGTAAAACTGATGATTCTTAATGTGCATCTTCCTCCGGGAGTTTTCCAGAGACTCGTTGGCGAACATCTCGAGACAATTAAGAACTATGTAAGTGCTCCCATGACGGCTACGAAGTTGTATAACAACCCGAATGCTGCTCAGTCGCGTGAAATTGTCACATCCGAACTTATCTACTACTGGATGATCTCTATGAACATTCCAGTAGAGTTCGAGAACTGGCATTTGAACAGATTGTTAACTCTGATTAGAGTGATCAACCTAAAGAACGCACCAAAGAAGAAGATGAGTGCTGGCGATCGAAGGAATTTGAACCGACAACGACTGTCTCGCCACAACACTAGAGGTTAAAGGGAGGTGCGATGACAAGAATTGATTGGTCCGGTGTTGGAGAACGATATTTCGAAGCAGGAATAGACAGAGGTGTTCTCTACGTCGATAGCGATCCAGGTGTGGCTTGGATTGGCCTTGTGAATGTCAGCAAAAGTCAATCTGGAGGAACGGCTGTAGCTCGGTATCTGGATGGAATCAAAATCAGCAACCGTACTTCTCCCGAAGAATTCGAAGGAACGATAGAAGCTTTTACTTATCCGATTCAGTTCGAATCATGCGATGGAACTACTCGTATCGAAAACGGATTGAGGATAACCCAACAGAGACGCAAATCTTTTGGGATGGTTTACAGATCTAAGATCGGCAATGATGTGGCTGGTCTGGATCTGGGCTACAAATTGCATGTGCTTTACAATCTGAAAGCCGAACCATCCGACCGCGCTTTCGCAACTTTGACCGATCAGAATGAACCGGTCACTTTCAGTTGGAAAGTTACATCCAGAGCCGTAGCGGTTGAAGGGTATCGTCCTTCCGCACATTACGTAATTGATTCTCGAGATATTCCAGCGGAATTACTTACGGCCGTGGAAGATATTTTCTACGGAAGCGACACGACAGACCCAGTTCTCCTTTCGCCAGGAGAACTCGTATTCATGTTCGACGCGTTCCTAGACGAAGTGTACGATGCCGGGGATCCATACACCCCAGTGTTCGTTACATATGACGCAGGAACTCCCGCCACGTCAGTCACAGATACTATCGATGGAGGTGCGCTGTAATGGCAGTAGGCACACGAATGCAGCAGCGGCGCGCCAGTGCAGCTGACTGGACAACATCCGATTACGTTTTGGCAGCCGGAGAACTGGGCGTTACCACCGACACAGGCATCATCAAGGTTGGAAACGGCGTCACGCCTTGGACTGGTCTGGATCCGGCGTTCGATTCGCAATATCTTCCAATTCTTGGCCAAGCAGCTGATTCCGAATTGCTCGGGGGTATCAGCGCCGCCAGCTTTCTGAAAGTTGTCGATGCAACAACAGCTGCTACGGCTGACAAAATTGCTCTTCGGCTAAATGACGGTCGACTGAAAGCAACTACTGGCACGGCGTCCGACGATCTGACGAACAAAGCTCAATTGGACACCGTAGTTACGTCCGTTTCGGATGCCCGGAAGAAATTGGTTATTCGAACTGTCACGAGCGCGGCAACTTTGGCGCTCACGGATGTATATGGGACTGTGCTCGTCAATCACGCATCCTTGACGGCTCAGGTTGTTGTGACTATCCCGCTAAACGCCACCGTGGCTTTCCCGGTTGGAAGTTGGTTGGAAGTCACGGCAATCGGTGCGGGAGGCGCGAAGATCGCCGGTGCCGGAGGCGTCACTCTTAGTGGTGCCTCCAATGCTTTCCCGGGATACGGCACTGTACGACTTGTGAAGACCGCAACTGATGCGTGGTTCGGTATATCCATGAATGCCGGCAAGCGCCTTCCCACAATGAAAGTCTACAAGAATAGTGCCGGCACGAGCTATGCGAATGGTTCGTACACGTTCGTTCCATACAACTCAACAAGCGCGGGCGATACTTACAACCCAGACAATGAGTGGTTCAGTATTCCCGTAACGGGCCTTGCTACTGCCCGACGCGTGAACATTCTCAAAGACGGTGAATATCTGATCCAAGCCGCATTCAACAGTAGTAGCTCGACGGTTGGGTTCACTCAAATTGGCTTGATGGTCGCCGATAACACCATTGCCGGTGGTTCATATCTATATCTTACGCCTGGGTTAGGTGGCGTTACGAACGCCGTTGTTCGAGTACGCTTTACCGCAGGACAATCTGTCGGCGTGTCGCACAATCCCGCAGCGGCAAGTGTTACCGACCTAGCTGACGGAACCAGTGCCATCGGCAATAGCATGGCTATCACGCGTCTGAGTGATTGATAGGAGGTCCTTGTGGTCTCCATATCTTCCAGTGGCTCCTTCGACAAGACCGAGCGATTTCTTCGCGCTATGCAGAAACTCGATATATATCAAATCGCTTCTGCACAAGCAGAAAAAGGCGTGAGAGCTCTTACTCAAGCAACGCCAATAGATTCAGGGTTAGCTGCAAATTCGTGGGGTTACGAAGTAACGAAGACGTCAAGTTCAATAACCATAGGGTGGACGAACTCTGACGTAGAAGGTGGTGGCTATCCGGTTGCAATAATGATTCAGTTTGGTCATGGCACCGGAACAGGCGGTTATATTCAAGGAATAGATTATATCAATCCAGCTATGCGTCCGATATTTGATGAAATCGCAGAGACTGTATGGAAGGCGGTGACCTCTGCATGAGTAGCATTGAACAGCGCATTGTTTCGTTGAAGTTTGACAACGCGCAGTTTGGCACGGGCGTCAATTCGTCGCTTCAGCAACTTGCGGCTTTGACAAAAGCATTGAAGCTCGAGGGAGCCTCCCAAGGTCTCAACGAAATAAGCAATACGGCAAGTAAATTCTCCACGGCTGGGGCACAAGATCAAGTCTCTGGTCTTTCAAGAAGTTTCAGCGCTCTTCAAGTGGCTGCAATAACGGCTTTGGCAAGTATCGTAACCAAAGCTGTAGATGCAGGCTTGCAGATCGCAAAATCACTATCTGTCGCACCAATAATTGATGGTTTTCACGAATACGAAACAAATCTGGGTTCGATCCAGACCGTTCTTGCGAATACGGGCCTAAAGGGCGCCGAAGGTCTCGCCAAGGTGAATGCGGCTCTTGGGGATCTGAACACATATTCCGATAAGACAATTTATAACTTCAGCGAGATGGCTAAGAACGTTGGCACCTTCACGGCCGCTGGTGTTAATCTGGATACAGCGACAAGCGCGATCAAGGGCATTGCCAACCTAGCCGCTATATCTGGATCGAACTCGCAACAAGCTTCCACTGCGATGTATCAACTCTCGCAAGCTATCTCTGCGGGAAAGCTTACGCTTGAGGACTGGAACTCAGTCGTCAATGCGGGTATGGGCGGTAAGGTCTTCCAGGATTCGTTGATGGAGACCGCTCGTGCGCACGGCGTAGCGGTCGATGATATCGTCAAGAAGGAAGGTTCGTTCCGAAACAGTCTGCAGAATGGCTGGCTCACTAGTGGAATTCTAACTGAGACACTCAGTAAATTCACAGGCGAACTAACTGCAGACCAGCTCAAATCTATGGGCTATAACGATGCGCAGGTTGCTGGAATTCTCGAAATGGCCAAAACCGCTGTGGATGCGGCCACCAAAGTAAAGACGATGACCCAGTTGATGGACACTCTGCGAGAAGCAGTTGGGTCTGGATGGGCCAAAACTTGGCAGATTCTGTTCGGTGATTTCAACGAAGCGACAACTCTCTTCACCGACATCAGTAACACTCTCGGTGGAATGATTCAGAAGTCTGCCGATGCTCGAAACAATCTTCTTCAAGGTTGGAAAGATCTCGGTGGTCGCCAAGCTCTGATTGACGGCATAAGCAATGCGTTCCATGCTTTGATGTCGATCATCAAGCCGATCTCGGATGCTTTCCGAGAGATCTTCCCCAAGACAACTGCCAAACAGCTTTACGACATGACTGTCGCTTTCAGAGACTTCATGGCGAAATTGCAATTGGGTGAAGAAACAGCAAATAACCTCCGGAGGACTTTTGCTGGGTTCTTTGCGATCTTGGGAATCGGCTGGGAGTTAATCAAGGCCGGTGCTAAATTCATATTCGATCTGGTTGGGAGTCTGACACAAGGCTCCGGCGGATTCTTGAATTTCACGGGTAGTATCGGTGATTTCTTGGTCGCAGTTCACAAAGCGATCAAGGACGGCGAATTATTCACCAAGTTCTTTGATGTCCTAGCCCGAGTTCTTCAAGTCCCAATTAATCTACTGCACGCAGTCAGCACTGCGTTGAAGAATCTATTCAGTAATCTCAATACCGACGGTGCGACCCAATCAGTCAATAGCATGACCGAAGCGCTCAGTCCTCTTGAGCGACTGGGCAGGCTAGTGGGAAATGTCTGGGATAGAATCCAGCAGATCTTCACGGTCGTCGGCGACAAAGTTCGTAGTGTCGCCAAAGGATTCATTGAGTGGGCTCAAGGCGTTGGCGCAGCTATCGCTGGAGTATTCTCTGGTGGGCTGAACTTCGACGCGATTCTCGGTGCTATAAATACGGGATTGTTCGCAGGATTGATTGCGCTCTTCAAGAAGTTTCTTGGGAAAATCGGGGACTTCAAACTTGACGGCGGTTTCCTGGATGGCGTCAAGAGCGCGATCGATGGACTTACCGGTGCACTAAAGGGTATGCAGAATGCTCTGAATGCAACGGCACTTCTGTTGATTGCGGCCGCTATCGGAATTCTGACGCTGTCTCTTATCGCTCTTTCTGACATCGATGCTGCCGGATTGGCTAGAGCTTCCGCGGCAATCACTGTCATGTTCGGTCAGCTAGGTTTGGCGTTTGCTGCTTTCAATAAAATCAGTACCGGAGGATCTGCACTCAAGATCGGCATAATGTCTGCCGGTTTGATCTTGTTGGCGATAGCGGTTAGCATCCTTGCTTCTGCTGTGGAAAAGCTTGCTGGAATTCCAATTGAACAGCTTCGAAAAGGTTTGATCGCTCTTGCGTTGTTGATGACGACGCTTGTTGCCGCAACAAATAGGCTCGATACGAATAATCCAGGAATAATTCGAACTGCTGCTGGATTGGTTATTCTGGCAGTAGCGATCAAAGTCTTGGTTTCTTCCGTCAAAGAACTAGGCACGATGGATTGGCAATCCCTCGCCAAGGGCTTGGTTGGAGTAGGAGCTCTCCTTGCGTCTCTTGCTTTGTTCACCAAATTTGCGGAAGCAGATAAGGGTGGAATAAGTCAAGGTTTGGGGATCATTCTTCTTGCGACTGGATTGAAGATCCTAGCGAGTGCTGTTGGCGATTTTGTACAGTTCAATTGGGAACAGATCGCTCGAGGCATGGCCGGCATTGGTGTCGGACTCGGGTTGATGACCGCGGCTCTGAACTTGATGCCCGAAAGTTCGATTTTCAAAGCAGCTAGTTTGGTGATCGTTGCGGCATCTCTGCAATTGATTGCTGACGGCGTAGCAAAGATGTCTGGACTTCAATGGGGCGAGATTGCGCGTGGTCTGACGGTCATGGCAGGCGCTTTGATCTCCATCGCCGTCGCGATGAGATTGCTTCCTGATGGATCTTTGCTCAAAGCGGCAGCCATCTTGGTTGTTGCTGCTTCTCTGAGTTTGATTCAAGAAGCCTTGGGCAAAATGGCCGGAATGACTTGGGAAGAAATCGCGAAGGGCCTCATCACTCTCGCGGGCTCGCTTATCATCATCGCGGCCGCAGTACGAGTAATGCAAGGTGCGGTATCTGGCGCCGCGGCTATTCTGATTGTCGCAGCTGCTCTAAGATTGCTACTCCCAGTGCTCACCACGCTGGGCGACATGTCTTGGGAAGAAATCATCAAGGGCCTTGCTGGTCTGGCAGGTGTTTTCCTGGTTATCGGGGTTGCTGGACTTCTTCTAGGTCCACTGGTTCCGATTATTTTTGGGCTGTCTGCTGGTATCGCTCTTATCGGTCTTGCTGTTCTTGCGGCGGGTATCGGTATTTTGGCATTCGCTACGGCCTTAACAATTCTAGCGGCCGCGGGTACTGGTGCTGTGGCAGCAATCGTTGGTATCGTGGCGGGTCTTGTCGGTCTGATTCCGTATGTCATGGAACAGATCGCACTTGGACTTGTGGCGTTTGCCGATGTTATTGCCGTATCGGGCCCATCTATACTCGCGGCAATGGTGACGGTCCTCAATGCTATTCTCGACGCGATCATTGAAGTAACACCAAAAGTTGTTCAAGCTCTAATCACGATGCTCACCCAAATGCTGGACGCTCTTGTCAAAGCCGTTCCCAAGTTGGTGGACGCTGGTTTCAAGATTCTCCTAGGATTCTTGAAGGGTGTCGCCGACAATATCGGTAAGGTCGTTGATCAAGGCGTAGCTATCATTGTCGCGTTCTTGGACGGCATTGGTAGGAATATGGGCAAGATAATAAATGCCGGTGTCGATCTCATTTTCCAATTCGTAGCTGCCGTTGCGGATGCCATTCGAAATAGTGGCGAGAGACTGGTTGACGCCGGTTTCGATCTGGCAGAAGCGCTAATCGAAGGTGTTATTCGGGGCCTTGCTCAGCTTGTTAAGAAAGTGGTCGATGCCGCTATCAATCTGGCAAAGAGCATGTGGAATGGAATTCTAGACTTCTTCGGAGTCGCTTCTCCGTCGAAGCAAATGATTTGGATGTCGAAACAACTTGTCTTGGGTGCCGCAAAGGGACTAGATGATTACAGTCATATCGCAGTTAAGTCTACTGTTGGTATGGGCGAAGATATGGTCGATTCTTTGGGTAAGACTCTTGACGGACTGAGTTCGGTTCTTGGTAGCGATCTGATTGACTTCAACCCGACCATCTCGCCTGTCCTAGATTTGACTCAGGTCAAGAAGGATGCGGGAGAGATAGCGGATATTCTCAAGCTGCCCGAGTTCGATATCAATAGCTCTTTGAATAGCGCCAACAACGCAGGCTCCGGATTCGAGGAAAATCGATCCGGTGGCGATGAACCAGACGATGGTACTGCCGGTGGAGATACTTACAATTACACTCAGAACAACAATTCGCCGAAGGCTTTGTCGGCGACTGAAATCTACCGTCAAACCAAGAATTTGATCTCGAGGACGAAGGAGGACAGCAGTGCTTAACAAAGTCGATGTCACAAATCGAAAAGGCGACGTGCTGTCCCTTGAGATGGAAGAAAATGACAGCGGTTATCAGATCAACACGATTGATGGTCTAGACCCAGTACCAGCCAATCTAGTTTCAACAAGCTACGCCAATACTGATGGAGAACAATTCCAGTCAGCAAAACGTGGCGCGAGAAATGTCAAAATCAAACTTGATCTTGACCCCGATTTCATCGATGACACATACACGTCTCTTCGACAAGGCCTGTATTCATTCTTCATGCCGAAGTCGCAAATATCGATGCGTTTTTACATGTCGACAGGTCTATATGTCGATATTATCGGTTATGTGGAAGAGATGAGCTCTCCGATGTTTCAACAAGATCCGAATGTGGATATTTCGATAATGTGCTTCCAGCCTGATTTCATCGATTCTCGAATCGTCACGATTGAAGGCTTGACTGTGGACGACAGCACAAACACAGAGATTGATTATCCCGGAACGATAGAAACGGGAACTGTGTTGACGCTGAATGTGAATAGAGTACTTGCCGCGTTCACCATCTACAACATGGATGAAGCTGGAAATCTTTCGCAACTGGATTTCGATGGCTCTCTTCTCAATGGAGATCAGCTAATCATTAGCTCGTTGCGAGGATCGAAAGGAATCACCCTTATCCGAGCTTCTGTGTCCAGCTCGTATCTGTACGGACGCTCGGCTCAATCTAGTTGGATCGAATTCCTGGAAGGTCTAAACGAATTCAGGGTCTATGCTCCCGGAGATCCCGTACCGTATGAACTGGAGTACATCGTAAGATACGGTGGTCTGTGATGGAGATCTATATTCTGGATACGTTGCTACGGCCGATAGATGTTGTTGACGAGTTCGTATCAATGATATGGACCGAGAGGTTTGCGGAGAAGGGTGACTTCGAATTGGTCATCCTCTCCACTTCGGCTAATAACAAACGGTTTGTGTTCGATGCACTGATTACTATCAATGAGTCAAAAAGAGTGATGAAAGTAGAAACGATCGAAACGGTGATTGATGCCGAAAAAGGCTATGTTCTGAAAGTCAAAGGCTTCGATCTGGTTTCGGCTTTAGAGGGTCGAACAGCTTTGCGAATAGACGGTGCAACGATATATCCTTATTGGTCTTTGACGGGTTGGACTCCTGGTGAACTAATGCGGCTTTTCTTCAAAATGATCTGTGTGGATGGGGTACTGTCTGCAGATGACATAATTCCGTTTATTCAAGACGGCGAGACTTTGTATGCACCAGATACAATCGTCGAGCCAGCAGACGAAATATCATACGTGCAAAAACCAGAGTCTTTGTATCTGGCAATCAAAACACTCGGAGATGCTTACGACTTAGGTTTCCGAATGTACAAAGATCCGAACGCATCAAAGCTATATTTCGATGTGTATGCAGGAAGCGATCGAACGTCAGCTCAGACTGTTTTACCTCCAGTGATATTCTCATCGGATATGACAAATCTACAGAATACCAGTGAATTCAGCGATAACACAAAGCATTACAATGCCATTCGAGTCATGTACGTCCACAAGGACGCATTCGACAACGATGTGGCAGATAGCGTCATTGTCACCAGCCCCGATCTTCTTCTCTCAAATAACAATCTTGAACGAAAAGTAAAGATTCTTCTCGTGACGTCAATACCTGACGATGTTGTGGATATCCCAGCGTTCCTCACACAAGCTGGCACGGACGAATTGATGAGGTCTCGACCAACTGGCGTGTTCGATGGAGAAATAGACAAAAACAGCAACTTTGTCTACGAACGAGATTATTTCCTTGGGGATTTGGTGGAGGTACGAGGAGATAACGGTTCTGCGGGTTATATGAGGGTGGTTGAACAAATCATGAAGGAAGATGCCACTGGGCAGAGTTCTTTCCCTTCTTTGATAACCAACACGTTCATCAACTCTGGTACTTGGCGTTCCTGGAAATATGACGTGGAGTGGTCCGCGATGGGGTCCGGCGAGTATTGGGAAAATCAGTAACGAGAGGAGGCCGCCATGGCTATCGGAGATCAGGCTGCAGCTGCAGGCTTTCCACTTGTTCCGGATACGGGAGAAGAAGGGAAAGTAAAGTGGGGAGCTCGAGAACTCAATCGAACCCGCGATTTCGTGGCGCAACTCAAAGCGCTGATACCGTTCAGCAAGGCGAGTTTTCGATCGTCTGCTGGCATCTCCTCCGGCACCGCTGAACCTTCAGGCGGTACGGACGGAGACATCTACTTCAAGATTCTGTAGGTGAAGTATGGTTGACTACACGGTTGGTATCAGTGCTTCGTCCACCATGATGATTCGAGACACCGGTGGTGTTGTCGAATTCTGGTTCATCACAGGATCTCAAACATGGAACAACGATCAACAGTGGGCTTTTGCTGCAAATGGCGGAACTTCTGGAATTCTAAAGTTCAGATTGCTCCGGGGGGGAAATTGGCAGAAGTTTGGTGCCGTATATGTCGGGTATGACCAGGATGTCACATTCACGATCTATGGCTCTGGAATAGGTTTCCCGACATATAGTTTCACGCACCATATCTATCGACAGACAGTACCGCAACCACCAACGATCCTTTCTGTCGAACCGAATTCCACTACAGAATTTCACGTTGTCTTCCAGGGGAATAATGACGGTGGATCGCCAGTCCTTGAGTGGCAGATCGGATACGGATCATCTTCAAATGGGCCGCAGTTTACTGTGGGCTCAAGCGGAACTTCTGACGTCGGAGGATTCACCGCCGGACAACGAGTCTATTTCTGGGCTCGAGCTAGGAATGCCCTCGGATGGAGTGGTTGGTCTGTCCGAGGAGAAAGCACGACCTGGCGGGTCCCAGACGCCCCAAGCATCGTCTACACAAGTCAGATCAAGCAAACTTCAGTAAGAACGCAATTTTACGGTGGCTTCAATGGTGGGCTCGACTTCACCGATCACCAGCTTGGTTATGGAACTGATCCTGACGACCCTACCGATTTCTTGAACAATCTCAGTGGTATTCATACGCTCACAGATCTAGATCCTGGGGCCATTTATTATCTCTGGGCTAGAAGTGAGAATGCTGTCGGTTGGGGACCGTGGTCCGCAAGATCCCAGGTTATTTTGATTGCCGGGATTCGGGTTCTCGTGGGCTTCGAATGGAAACGGGCTGTGCCGTACGTAAACGTTGGTGGTGTGTGGAAGGTGGCTAAACCGTGGGTGAGAAATGCCGGAGTATGGAAACAAACTTCTATATGAGAATGAAGCGTCGTTACTGGGGCCTTCGGCCCTGGAAACGCCACAGCACAATACTCATGGTCGTTGGATTTCTGTACGTCCTCATTGGGTTTCTGTATATCGTCTCGGAACCATCGAAGAGTAGGGAAAGAGCTCTCGCAGTGGTGTTGCAAATCGCTCCTGTTGAATTCTGGGGAGGGTTGTTCATTACTGCAGGTTTTCTGGCGATGATATCATCTCGATGGCCGCCCCTTGCGGAGACATGGGGATACATGGTTCTCACCGGCCTTTCCGCTGGTTGGGGCACTACATATTTGATGGGAATCCTCTTTTTCAACGCACCGCCCGTGAACGCCACACAAGTGCTTCTGTGGGGAATTCTCGCTTTTATGTGGTGGGCTATCTCCGGTCTGCATAACCCTGACAAAACGGCGGTGACAAACAATGGGCG